CTTTGTCGTGGACTGCATTGCATCTGGGTCTAGGCCCATTGAAGCCCGTGACACACCTGTTTTGCTCTCTACAAGGCCGTCTAAGTAAGTAAGCGCGCCAAGTGTTTGGCCAGCAGTAAAGGGTACTGACAATTCTTGCACAGCGCCGGGTTGACGCATACGCACGATTGCGCCAATTTCATTATTTAGCACGTCGTCTATGTTTACCGCACCCTCAACAATGCCCAAGCGAGGGTTATTAGTCATGGCCACGTTGTCGAGAATTGACCTGAGTACGGCAGTGGCCGCGTCTTGGTCGTCCATAACAATTTCGGCCAATGAGCGGCCATAAAAGGTGTGAGGTTCTGGATCGACTTCAAACTTAGCAAATGGGATTTCGTCGCATGGTTCATAGTCCAGCAATTCGTAAGCCGTGCCACCGCATGTGAGCTTGTGCAGAACTGGTACGCCAGTACCGTCAACGTCAATTCTCATGTAGGCTTCCGTCACAGCGACATTAAGCATTGATGGGTCTTGCATGTCCTCATCAGACGCGTCCATGTCGTAGCCGCGCCGCTCAAAAGCTTCAACTTCGGTTACATCTGCCCCGCTTTCAAAGTTATCTAAATTTAGGACAACCTCTGGGTCATAGCCCATAGCAATCAAATCGCCAGCGCGCATGTCAGTGCGGTGTGCAACAATATAAGCGTCGGAAAGATTGCGCGCGTCGCGGCTTACAAAGAACTCTTCCGGCGGAACGCTCTCAATGCAAAGTTCGCCTTTTTCTTTCTGGCGGCTAAGCTTAACGCTGTGGACAGGCATTTCCATCGCCATGCCCATTTCGTCCATATCAATAGACATCTCAACGCTATGTTCGATTACAGTTACGTTGTCATCGTCCAGCAGATAAGTATATTCATCGTCTGACAAGTCAGAGTATGTGTAAATCTCTGCCTCTGGGTAGGTCATCCAATAAGCTTTTACGATGCCTTGCTTTTTGACCAGCGCGTCCTGAAAGGCGTCATTCATAACGCGGTAGCCGTTTAGTCGGGTAAACTCGTGATGCATAAACTCAGTGGCTTGCTCAGCCATTGCCACGTCTTCTGGACCGCTTGGGACATACTCCACTGGTTTCGCTGTGCTTAGAAATATCCGCATTAAGCTTGGCTTTACTGCGCGTATAGTGTCCCTAACCTTTGTGGCCACAACTTTACTGCGACCCTTCTCGTAGCCAAGATCAACCTCACCGTCATAATAACGCTGAGCCTTAATCCGGTCTTCGCTGATCTCGCCTTCGACAAAGTCTACCGCGTTCGAGATTGCGTCTTGAACAATGCCTTCGACTTCGGTGCGTGATTTTGGTTTAAGTTCCATATGCCGTTGTCCTTTATTCGCCTGTAATCTTTGGCGTGGAAGCCATTAACCCAACTTGCGTAAGCATGTTCGTTAAGTTTTGCAGTTTAGTTTTATCTTGCAATTTGGAAGCCTCGCCCAAAAGCTGAGCAACCACTGCATCACGCTCTGAACCTTGCAGCGTAAGTATCTCACCGATTTCGCGCCGAATATTTCCCGTGCCATACATGACTTCATCCATGATCCTGTTGACCGGCGCAGCCAAACCAGCCTTGACGCGTTGGCCGACCGAAGGTGCCGCGAGGCTGTCAGGGTCGCGAAGGTCGCGCAAGCCAGCAGCGGCCTCTGAGCGGAAACCAGTTTGCGAACCAGCCAGAACGTCAGATGAAGTTTTGGCAAACTCGCTTTCAGCCATTAGCCTTTGTGCGACCACCTTCGCATCTGCCTCGCCAATAATGAGAGACATTTTCTTGTCGTTAAATTCCGTAGTCAGTTTTTGCCAAGCAGACGCCGCCGAATTCCTGCTAGTACCCATCAAGGCTGCAATGTATTCCCGCGCGCCCTTCTTGAACCCATCACGCTCAGCCGGAGACATTGCTTTTAAAATTTGGCCAACATCTTCTGGCGACATTCCAGTAATTGCTCCGCTTGTAAATACCTTCCTACCTGAGTCCACTGCGCGGGAAATGGCCGAGCTGTTGGCGTAACCCGTTCTTGCTGCTGCGTACCCGTCAAGCGTGTCAAGTCGGCTATCAATAAGACTTAGTGCGTCCCCCAACTCACGGGCCTTGTTTCCTTGGCCAGCTATCCTTGCGGATTGGGCGGCATCACTTAGCGCGGCTCTAGCATTGTGAAGTTTTGTTGCTGAAATTTCGCCGCTTCCGTCTAAATCTCTTAATACAGTCTTTAATCCAGAGCGCACATTTGATGCGGCTTCCGACATTTGGCCGTCAATTGCGGCCCTTATGTCAGACACGTCAAATGACTTGCCAGATTGCAAGGCGGCTTCATACATAGGGCCAAACACGCCTGATTTTGCTTCAGCCTGAGAAACCCTTTCATTAAATGCTGCGTCAGCCCTGCCCACGCGCTGCGTCATCACATCTTCAATGCGCTGGCCTGCGCCTGCGCCTCGCGCTCCAATTTCACGGGTTAAAACCTCTTGACCCTCGCCCGGTATCGTCGCTAAGCCTTGGGCCATTGTACGGGGGCGACCCGGCACGTCGGCCAGCATGGCCTCTGGGCCAAGGCTGTCTAAATATGACTGAATGTCTTGCCCGGTTGCTTGCGGTCCTGACAGCGTACTGGCAACCCTGCGAGACGCTGCGCCGCCGTAGCCATCAACACCCTTGCGGGCTAAGTTTTGTGCGCCGCGAGTTACAGCGCCAACCATCCGGCCAGCGACAGGTGCAACCGCGCCAAGTGTGCCGCCTACAGCAGTCGTCAGCGGGTCAACCTCTGACAACCTTGCAGTGAAGCCATCTTCGCCACCCGCAAACTGTGGCAGAGCTGTTGCGGCTGCGCCAACGCCGCTAGACGTGGCGATCTGGCCCAGCACCGGCAACTTTGAGCCAGCTTTAAACGCTACTCCACCCGGCGCAACCATACTCGTAACTGCACCAGCGGTTTGGCCACTGGCGTATTGTTCTGGCGCGACGGTCTGCAATGCTTCGTCAATCTGACGCTGAAGGTCACGATATTTTGCGTAAGCCTTCTTTGCGCCCTCCAAGTCACGGGACTTATACAGCTCGTTGGCAAAATTGTATGCACCGCGGGCTTCGTCGTTTAAATTCATCATCGCGCCAGCCGTGAAGCCGCCGTATGTGGCGCGAGTTTCCAAGGCAGCTTGCTCTGCTGGCTTTTGCTTGGCCCGTGCGCGATCCAATGCGGCCTGCTCACCAGAGCTAATTGTGCCGTTTGCCTCTAACACTTCCAAAACCTTGATGGCTTGAAGTATTTGAGAAGCGCCAGCCGGTGTCATTGTCTCTGCCATGTCCGGCCCCTTATTCGTTTAGAATTTTCAGCGCGTCTTCTGCGCTCATGTCGGTTGGAGATGGCGCACTTGGAGCCGCAAAGTTTGCAAACGGGTCTGGGCGGTTATTCAGCTCCTTAAACGCGTCAACCTTTGATATTGTACCGGCACGGAACCTTTGCACAATGTCAGAACCCATTGCGTCATATTGCGCAATGCCTCGCATGGTGTTCAGTATGATTTGGTTGCCGCCGGGTTGGTTAATTATCCGTGGCAGCGATTTCTTAAATAAATCCAAGTCGGCGTCAGACATCGGCCCAGAACCGGGTGGCCTCTGCGCGGGTACAAGTGAATTGATAAGTGCTGCCGCCGCTTGGATGTCATCCAGCCCCTCAGTCGGAATGCCAAAATTACCAGCAATTTGCTTTAGATTTGCGGCCATGCCGGTCGGAACATTGCCCAAAAGACCTTCAAGCCGGTCAATCTGCGCTATGCTTCTGCCCGCAGAAGCCCCGGCAACGGCGACATCTGCCAGCGCTTGCGCGTCAAGTTTGCCAAACTCTTTTTCAAACGCTTCTGTGCCTTCGTCGCCGCCGACGGTTACGTTTGTTGCTCCGGCCTTGCTTATGGCAGTTTTGTAGTCAAGAAATGTACCCTTGAAGCCCTGCCTTACGGCCTCTTGGTATTCCTTTATGCCTGACGTTCTGTCATCTTTCGGCACCGCCAGCATTTGCCCAGCCGCGTCGGTTGGTGAAATCATGCCGCGCTCAACCATTTCGGCTAAGTCGTTGCGGCCTCTGGCTTTCAACATCTCAACAGTTTTGTTCTTGTTGCCAGCAGCAACCCGGCCAGCGCCAGCTTCTCTT